TTGGGAATGGTGATCTGAAAGCCATCCTCAGTAGAGGACATAGTATCTGCGCCAATGACTACCCAGTCTGGTCCTTCGATGGCGCATATAGTTGTCATGTCAACTCTCTTCTTAAAATTGCTTCGGCCATACCATTAGTGCCGGGAAAAAGGTCATCCAAAGTGTCACCGTTTTGGTAATTAAGTAAATCCAAAATCCAATCATTAAACTTATCGGGTTTTGCCCCTTGTAATCCTTTTTTCATAGCTATTGGACAAGACAACCAGTCGCGTACCATTGGCTTGCGTTTGTTATCTTTTCGCCCCCCCCCCAGCAACACTGCTTCCCAAGCAAATTGATTGGTTGTTCCTCTAATTTGATGAAAAGTTTTAGTCCATGCGCAAATGCGAATATCATCATGGTCAACTAAAAGCCAATGCAAATTAGCCGGATTGCAAGACATTGCCCACCCATCGGGATATTCAGTTTTAAGTCGCATTATTAAATCCCTGTGCGATTGTTTGTCATCCCAAATCGCCGCCTCTTCATGCAGTTTGCCATACATCTTCTTACCCATTGTGTAATAAGGCGGATCAGCGTATGCAAATTTCATGCTGCTAGCCTCTCATCAAACCAGTCTTTACCATAGGCTAAGTATAGATCATTAACATCCTGATTGCCCGGAAGACCAACCACAATTGCTGCCGGCAGATCTTCCTTGATCCGCTTGGCCAGCTCTTGCCCTGGGTTACGACCATCTTCCTTCACGTCGTTATCAGCAAAGATTAAGATTTTCGTATACGGCTCAAAGAGTTTAGGAAAGTGCGCTTTCCATTGGCTAACACCAGCCACGCCCACGCTAGGAATACCAACACACCCAGAAAGAATGATTGTGTCAATCTCTCCCTCGCAGATAGCGATTGTGTCTGATGATTTATGCAAGTCTTGCACATTGAATAGTCCAATCTTTTGACCTGTTGGCCATAGGTACTTCGGTGTACCGCCATCAATCCGGCGAAACTTTATTCCAACCACTCCAGAAGGAGTGCGATAAGGAATACTAAGCATGCCCACAGCATGCTCATGACCAACACTAGGCTCGACCACGCTTCCAAGCTGGTAGGTACTTGCCACCTGCGGGCTTATTCCGCGCTCCTGTAGGTAGGACAGAGCCTGCGGCTCTATGTGGTCCGCGTACCTTTGCGCTGCTTCCGTTAGCAAGGCTTTCTGCTCTGCGTTTAACATCGGTAAACTCCTTTAAGTTTTCTTTACGGGCGACCAGATCATACACATCGCCAAGTAATTGGCAAACAAGACAGTTGTACTGTTGCTTGTCTAAGTTATATGCGGCACTGGCATGGCTATCGTCATGCACTACACACTTGCATGGCACCCAGCCATACCGCGCCGATACATTCAATCCATACGCTTCAAGTATTGCTCCAAGATCAGGCTTGGTCATCGAAAGGTTCATTCGTCCATGTCATATCATCTAGTCTGCGGTAGCCTGCTTTAATCAACGCGCTATTTGCCAACTTAAGTTGATGATACAACTCTTTGTACATGGCATTTGCCGCCTTGTAACGAATTTCTAGTTCGTTGTATCGTACTTTCATTCCAGTCAAAGCCGTTCTGATTTGACGATATTTGTTTTCAAATGGCTCACTCATCGTGGATCCTTGCCCATTGGTCTAGTGTTTGAATGACCCATGCGTCATCAATGCCAGCGTTTCTGCGCTTGACAATCACATACGATGGGGGAACTTCAGTAAGGTTGCGAGCTTTGGCATAGTTCTGTGCTTCGACTACCGCTTCACGCCAGAACTGTGGCAGATCCAACTTGGCTCTTGCCTTCAACTCAAAGACATAAGGCTTGCCCGCAACGATAAGGACTAAATCACCCTCGTCATTAGCCCCCGCGAGGGCAAGCCTTTCTGTCATTGCCTTGGGTAGTCTTCCCCTTAACCACCCAAGAACATCTGTCTCAAACTTAGAACCTTTGCGCTTGCCGTATGTACTCATTCGCTTTTCCAATAAGCGCGTACGATGAGGAAAACTAGGCCAAGTGCGGTGCCAATGGCGTAACCAATTAAGAAAGTCATAGGCCGAGCATACCAAACAAGTCCTGAGCGTTATGCTTAATCAAGTAGCGCCGAGCTAGTTCGTAATCTCGTTCGGTAAGAACGATCTTAATGTTCTCGATGACATTGTTGCCTTCGACAAACACATCTGCAAAACTTGCCACTATTCATAACTCCAGTTCTGTTGACTATTCTGCCTGTAGTTCCAGATAGACATACGCGATGCATCTGTCCATAAGGACACATACTGTGCGCCACTGGCACTATTGCGGGCAAAGCGGTTCTTAACGGCTGCAATCCTAAACTCACCGGTGTACGGCAGCAGGGCTACAGTAATAATCATTTCAGGCAACTGGGAAATTTTGCCTTGAATGGACTTGCGACTCGGTGGCATATCTGCCTGACCTTCACCTTCACTGGTGTGGTGTAGCAGGAATACCGCAGCTTCTGTTTCTCTTGCTATGTGATGCATAGCCTTAGCAATCTCACGCAATCCCGACCATTCATTCTCATGCATAGACACGACATTCATCGCATTGTCTACGATCAGCAGGTGAGGATATTCGCCATATGCTTCAGCGTAAGCCTGTATAGATAGATCAATTTCATCAAGGGTAGGGGATGGAGCAAAGTCAAACTTCAAGTGGTTGATACTTTCCAACTCACTCTGATAAAACTCAACTCCTACTTCACTAGCAAACGCCTCTTCGACGTTGGCTACTGTATGTCCGCTGACCATTGCAGCAGCTCGAATCGCAGTCGTATAAGCATCAGTATCTGCGCTGATATAGAGCGTAGGTACTTTCATGTTAACAGCAAAGTGAAGTGCTAACAAAGATTTACCAGCGTTAGGAGCACCGGCAATCATTGTCAGTTGACCACGCCTGAACCTAATTCCTTCGTTCTGTAGAACTGGAAATAGATCCGGCAAGATGGCGTGGTCAGAGGCTGACTTTGCTGCCGCTTGCGACAGCGATAACATCGGTTATCGTACGAAGTTAGCTGAGCACTGATCTGGCGTACCCTTTGGTGAAGGGCAGAAGTAACCCTTCCAAGGCTTACCAGTCTTCTCACTTACTCCTTGACGGAAGATCATCTCGCCATGCTTACAAGTGTTGCTTGCTCCAGCAGGAGCAGCAGGTGCTGGTGATGCTGACTTAGCAGCCCAAGCTGGTGCGTCATCTTCTACTGGTGTAAGTCCAAGTGACTTGGTTGCGTATGCAACATTTGCACCCTTGGATAGATCGCCACCGGTAAGCAGGATAAGGTTTGCTAGATCAGCAATGGACTGAAGTTGCTCTTCAAGTTCCTTTTGTGAGTTAGCGTAGAGGTTAATCAAAGTTCCGTCAGACAACTTGAAGTTGACTTGGAGCTTTGTATCGTTGTTATTTGCTGCCATTTTCTTTCTCCTTGTTTGTGTGTTTGGTTGTATAAACTTATTTTAATTGTGCCAGTGGATCAACGGTATGGGCAAGACTACCACCAAGAGCATGGCAATAATCCTTTACGCCACAAGATCCGCACATCATATTGATATTAGGTAGAAAAATCTCTGCCTGTAGACCACGCTCGAACTGAGCAAACATCTCGGTCAGCACGGGAATAGTCCATAGTTCAAGTCCTGGGCTAGGCTGAAGCATTGCATCACGGGCTTTGTAATATGCGCCGTACTGCGGGCGAACGCCATAGACAGACTCAATGCAGGATGCGTACACACCCAGCTGCATGGCTGAGTCTGGTGTGTAGGCACCGGTCTTTAAGTCCACCACTGTGAGCGATCCATCCTCATTCTCAAGGATCAGATCGGCAAAGGCTTTGATAAGCACATCGCCAAAGTAAACATTAAATTCCATCTCAACACCGGGTACATCATCTGGCGCAATCCAGACTTTCCACTTGTTGTTGGTAAAGGCGGTAACAAAGTCCTCGAACATGCGAAGACCATTCTCGTCCCACCAAACCTTGTTCTCTTTATCTGGGTTGGCTTTAGATGCACGCCCGCCCACACGCCAGTCAACTGGGTTAGTGCCGGTGCGTTGCTCAACAACGCCAATCTCAGATAGGAACGCATGTTGCCAAATCTCTTTTAGATTACTCAACCTTTTGGCCAATCACTATTTCTTGCGCTCGCTTTAGGCCAACGATAGTTGCTGGGTTAGTCTCTGTCAAAATCTCCTTGGCAATCATGTCGCCAAGAGCTTTGCGCATCATAATCTCTGCTTCTACAAATGCCTTCTCAAAGGCTACTTTTGTAATGATCTTTGCTCGCTTCTGTCCCATTATGCGCAATCCTCACATTCGTCATCCCAGTCAACATCATTTGCATCCCATTCAAAAATCTCATTCAACTTGCGGGATGACCAAAGATTTATTTCTGTTAAAAATCTTATCCATAAGCCAAACATTATTCTCCCCATTTCGGTGTAGGTGCCTGTGCGAGGCTGGAGCATAACACGCATTGCATGTCCGTGAAGTACAAACCGATCGTGTTGTCTTCATCAAATTTAACTTTTAAGTGCCATGTATCTGACCCGCATGGGCAGATACGGATAGGACCAAGCGATGTGTAATCCGCCTTATCGCCCTTGAGAACCACAAGGTTCTTAATAGGCGTTGGCTCAGGCTTGGTCATTTTGCTTTAGCGATTCTAGTAACCAGCGTTCGACCGATGAGTGGAACGCAGAGCCGGCGACAAACCACCAAGCTGGTGCAGTCGTTACACCCAGCTGGCGTTCTAGTTGCCATGCTTTACCGCATCGCACCCATGAAGCAAACGAGGAAAACGACCTGTGACCTACTGTTGTTTTTGTTTCTATGTTCATGGCTGGATCATAGCAGGGGGGTATGTATGGCTTGTCAAGTTAATGTTTCAATTTTGCAGAAATTTTTTGCCTATGGTTATACTACGAGCGTAAGCACGGGAGCGAGTAAAAGGGTTGGGGCGCAGAGCGCCCACCGACAGCGAGCGGCAAAGCCGATAGCGAGCATTACACAAGCAAAAAAGCAAAAAAAAATAAGCCCCGCAATTAAGCGGGGCCTTTAATCTTATTAAGTTTTACTTAGTTGTTGTGTTTGCTACTGCCTTGAAGTGGTTATACGCACCAACGGCAACTGGTCCAAGAACTGCAACCAATGCTCCCCAAGCAACTGTCTTGAGGTGGTGGTTACCTGTCTGCCAGATGGCAACAGATGCGACTACAAGTGAAGCTAGGTAATGCTCAACGATTGTCTTGTTGATCTTCATAAGTTCTCCTTTAAGTTAAGCCGTTAGGCCCTTCAAAAAGTTTACCATAGGAAAGTTAACGCCAGGGTCAGTATGACCACCGGCAATCTTGTGAGCATAGGTAATATCGGCGTGGGTACAAAAACCCTTTGTCTTGCCGTCTAGGATCTGCTCATAGGTCAGATGGGTAGCAGGTATGCCATATTGGCCCATAAGCCCTTTACAGAGGCTTGTAGCCTGCCTGAGCACCCCTTCTGAATAACTGTCCGCCCACTGGGCAGGGGT